TTTTGAATTGGAATACAAACACGAATGGATTCTGGATTACGATTAGTTTGTTCACACATTATAATATCACGTTCTATGATATCATATAACTGTTTTAGGTTCATGCTACCATCCTTTATTTCGTTCAATTATTCTACTATTCATTAATATAAGTTCCGTTCTTCTATTCTATTACATTTAGAGCATTTATAAATATAGTATAATTCGTTAGGTCTACCATCAATAGATTTTGCGCCAGTGCTACTGAGTTCCCAGTTGTGCCAGCATCCGTGCCATAAGAATTGTAAAATTTTAATCATTATCGTTTTCGTTATGTTGTTCAATTATAGTCTATTCTAATCTAATTCTGCCATTTTGTAAAGTATAAGAACCATCTTGATGAGTATATTCCAACCATTCATTATCCCATCTTCCTCTAAATGTCAAAACCCAAGAAACACCTGAACTAGAAACTTTATGGAAATTATCCTTAGCAGTGAAAATAGGTAGGAAACTGGCAGTATATATTTTAGTAGGTGAATTATCTAAGAACTCTTCTACTAACATACCTTTTAATAGCCAAGATATTGCACGAAATGCATGAGTATGATATGCTTCTCTTGAAATACCTTCAAATTTTAAGAGAGCTATTGAAAATAAACTTTTACATTCAATCAGCCAATACCCAGTAACTTTTGAAAGTTCCCCGCCATCTTTACCTTCTGTAATTTTCATTCTTCACCAATTTCATACGCAGGTTTTGCTTCGGACAATTCTCTCATTCTGGTCAGCAGTTTATGTAATGGCTCAACTTTCATACATCTACAGCAACTGATGGTAATAGGATGAAACTCTATACCTGAATCGGATTCTTCCCAAGTATCAAGGAACTTTTCAAAGAAATCCTTGACAAGTGTTTGTAGTTCTTCTCTATCTGCTATTTTATTACTCATCTACTACTCCAAAGTGTTCTTGAATATTAATCATAATAGTTCAATTCTTCTATTAGTTCATCTGGTAGTTTAATTATCAAATCATTATCTGGACCAAACTCATAAACTTCAGTTGTATATATTTTAGACATCTTCAAACCAAACCTTGCCACATTCTCGACATTCATATCTTTTTATATAACCATCATCGGTTGGATCAAAGTTTCCTGTACTACCAATTTGGTGTGTTGAAAAATCAGTATGATTACATACATCTCTAAGATACCGCAATTCTGAATATAATTGTTCTATGTTATCTTGTATTTCTTTTACTTTCTCTTTAATTGAGATCATTGACATTCCCTAATTTCATATTTTCCATTATCAATTAATATAATTTCATAATTACCGGTATAATTTAATCCATCTATTAACTTTAATACTTTAATGTTTGAATCGGTATACAAGAATAGTTTTCCATATTCTAATCTAGCACTATAACTCTTTTCTTGCAAGTACTCAAATAATTCTTTCATATTAACCCCAGAATCCAATAGCAATATCGTACACATTTAACAATTCTTCATCAGTTAGCATATGTAAATCTTCGGGATCTGTAATGTATTCATTTTCCTCACAATCAAAGTATCTTGGAATTCCGTCTGGTTTGTTTTGCTCAATAACAACTTTCAATCTTAAAATAACTAAATGTCTCACCATCAATCCTCATATAAATATGGTTTTTCACTAATACGCAATGCAATACGATCTTTAACTATATTATCATCAATCTCATTGGATTGCCAATCATTATAAAACTCAACATCAAATCCATCAAATGCAACTTTTCTGCTTCTATCAGGATTATACCCTCGCATCTCCATCTCATCACACAAGCGATCAAACCGATTTTGCAGAAATAATAATTTATCATAGTAAAATTTCACATGACCAGCATTCAATGTGAATGTTTTAGGTATACTTTTCAGAACATCGGTTTTAGATTTAGTTTTTAGGCTTCTTCGTAAAGAGCCAGTCACCATTGTTATCTCGCGCAATTCTGCAAGCAAATGCATACGTTTCAATAATTTTGGATTCAGGTCAGCGTTTACTCTAGTCATAACTAGACCAAGAAACTGTACTAGAATTTTCAGGCATTGCAACTTTAGTAAAAGAAGATGGCTGTCCAATTGATTTTAAAAAATCTTGATATTGTTCCACATTAGAATAATATCCTATTAAAGTCACCAAGGCACTAGTTAAAGTTCTATTATCAGGATCAGCCTCAACATAACATTGGATTAAATCATTTCTTACAATTTCAGATACTTGCCCATCAGTTATTTCAATATTAATCTTCATCTTTAATCCTACCATAAGTTTTCAATTCTTTATCTAATCTTTCATGGAAAGTTTCTTCCCCATCATCCCCTGCTAATAAATAATCAATTCTTTGCGCATATATCTGAGCTATTTCCAATAGAATCACAGCATCCTGAAATTTAGATATAGTTTCATCGGAAAATGAACTATACCTTTTATATCCATCTTCAGTAGTTTCCTGAGAATTATTGTGATAGATATAATCTCCGATAATATCAGCAATATAACCAAGTCGATATTGGTCATGATCAAAAGTTCCGCCAGACATAAAAACACCCCTAGTAAAATTAATTGTAGGGGTGTATTGTAACACTAAAACAAAATAGATGTAAAGTTTATTCTGTTTTTATGGGGATAGTTTTTCTTGGTTTTGGGTGATTAATACGGATAACACCATCATCATCAACTTTATTAGCAAAGTGTCCAGCATCTTCGTTTTTAACACCTTTCAATTTCAACCCAGAAACAACACCCTCGCCTGATTTTATTCCATGTTGTCTGTGACGATCATATACATTGTCATCTTCGTCACCATTGACAATCTTCCATCTTTTGCCTGATTGAACATCTTCAACATGAGTTGGTTTGATCTTACTTTTTTGATGTACCATAGCAACAACACCACCATTGTTTAAATGGTGTACCACATCATGATCATTACTTTCTTCATGATTAGCACCAGTATGTGATAATGCTAATGAATAATTGTGTGGTAAGTCTTTGTTTTTCAATCTAGAAGCAACCTTAGTATAATCATAAAATTGAGTTTTACTATGTTTTTCGAAAAATTTCTTCGGCATTAAATGTTCATATGGAAGATCTGACGTTACGTTTGGTCGGAAACCAGATTTAACTTCTTTAGTTTTATGTGTTCCTTTTTCTAGACCATCTTGAATAGATTTAACGTTTGATTCTCTTTCTGTTTTCTTTTCATCATTACTCTTTGGAGCACCATCAGGATGTTTTTCCTTAATATTAATATGTGAAGTGATCTTGCCAGATTTCTTATTTTGGTGACCAACAACAGTACCAGATTTGTCAGTAACAAAATGATGTTCAGCAGACCATTTTTCATTTTCACCAATTTCATGTGACACTAATCGTGCATAGTGTTCTGGATGTTCCGCCATATAATGAGTTCTTAATAATTTTGCACGGAATGATTGTTCTGGATATTGCTTGTTACCACCAGCAGTAAAACCTAAGCAATTTTTTCTACACTCACTAGATGCTTTAGGGCAAAGATCGTGTTTATAGCCAGATGATTTGTGTGGTGCTAATGACACACCAATAGTCTGAACACCTTCACCAGTGCTCAACCCAGTTTTGCCATTCTGTGAAGAAATATCAGTGCTATTATTCTTTGCTAATCCGCCACGTTCATGCATAAATTTTCTAAAATGTGCTCGTGATTCTTTTGCTTTTCTGTGGGTTTCTTCTGGTTTCTCATTTTCTGGGAACGCATCATGAAAACCTTTTCTCAAGTGCTGAAATAAATTGCCTGTTGGAGCATTATCTCTTCCTTGTTGTTGAATGTGCTCAATATCATGTGCTTCTTCTAGAACATCTTCTTCTGGGTGGATAGTTGATGATGATAAATGATGTAAAAAATTGTGTAGTGTCGGATGTTCCATTAGAGCATCAAATTTATTACTCTCAGATAAAAATGATTTAAATTTTAGCATTGTTTTCCCTTAATTAAAGATTAGTGTTGTATTATTTATTGTGTTTTACTTTTATAGAATTTCTTAAATGTCTTGCGATAGCTCTTTATTACTGGTTTGAGTTCATCAGTATCCAAATCAAAATCACCCCTCAACTCTTTCCTGGGGGAGGTGCTGAGATATGCCTGTATTTCATCAATCAATACCTCATCAGCATATCCAAGTTTCTTTAACTCTGCTCTCATCTTATCACATTGTTTCCCACATCGTAAAAACTCACTGAAATAAACATGATCCATGAAATTTCTATATGTATCATCAAGATTGTACATTGCGTGTGCTAATTCGTGTTTGATTGTGCCTACATCTCCAGTAAGACAACCTATTACATAAAACTTACTCCCATTAAACTCAATATTATCGATTAGTTTCTTCTCATGATCAGTTAAATCTACTATCTCATCTAACCAATTGAGTAGCACATCACCAGAAAAATTAAAGCCGTCCCAGAATGAAAAATAGTCTAATGTACCATCAGATTTCATCATTTGATTGATGAGTTCATAGAATGTGAATGGAATACCTTTTAGCTTTGGATTACTTGCCTCGAAATATTCTTGGATTCTACAAAATGATAGTGTTAGTGCTTTTCGTGTTTTAAACTCAAACAAATAACAGTTGGAAATTGGATGTGATATTTTCATAGGATTCATAATAAGTGGGACAAAATGGCAGTTCCTAGAGGTACCGCCCCTCTACTAGCAGAATCAAAATCTGCTGTGCTACTACTACACCAAGGAACATTAAACTGGTATTACTCTCCCTTTTCTCCATCCATCTGGGATAGAAGAGTCTTTTGGTATTCTAGTGTTGTTGACATCATTGGTTATCCACATCAAACCGTACTGTGAATTTTTAGAACCCTGCTGATGACCAATAGCTTTGAATATCTCTTTCTTTCTTGCATTTAGATCTACATCTTTGTTTAGGATAGAAAATATAGAATCAACACCATATTTCTCTTTAATTGCGACACGACCCTTTAGTGAATTAGCTCCTTTCTGTTCATCACTTAATCCAAATATACCAACACCCATATCTCTACAGGTAGAGCCACCTTTAGATGCACCGTTTAATGATCCTTCACGATGTCGTCTGAACGATTCCTCAGTCCAATTCTCTTCAAGGTTTAATTGTTTAGAATTAACAAAATCCCACCCACCATCAAGACACTCAACCTTTAGGTTCGCCCAATTAGTAGATTCTATTATGTTATGTGTATAGCTAAATTCTACTGCATCATTAAGACATTCAGTTCGGTCTGAATAATGTCCAATAATTTCAGTAGTGAATAATTCACCGTATTCTTTCAGGTGTTCTTTCCATTGTGTGCCTGATCCTTTATATGTATAAGGATCTTCTTTGCAAGTCTTTCCAAAATATTTCATACCAGTAACGGTATGCGTTTTCACATAAAGGTATGTTGGTTTAAACATGTGTATTCCTGTCATTATAAAGTGGAGTGATGTGAACTGCATTTGCTAATGCTACTATGTTATGAGATACGGTCAACCGCACCTGTTTGCTTTTATCGTTCACTGCTTACTGTATAAGGGCGATCAACCCAATCATAAAGCTACCCAAAACTATTAATGAAAAAACTATCATGATAATTCCATCTTTAAATTCATCTCTCATTCCATACCTCTCTTTGTTGTTAGATAACTATTACGGCTGGCAACTGGATGTCTAGAGCGGCTAGATTCACTTACGATTTCGTACATCAGCCAATTACCATGCGTAATAGTGCCATCTTCGACTGCGTATCCGCTGTCCTACGACTTCAAGCATTGTCGTTCCCATTAGGGATAGTTACTCCGAACAAAATTAGTGCCTTCTTGGAATATGCGTCCATACTCCTATGCTAGTTCAGGCATTCCAGCTCCCACAGATTTGTGCATGTTAAGAGGCATTGTGGGAAGTTCCAATTATCGCGAGTTCAACACTTTGATGCGATTAACAACTTTGTCCTTATCTCTTGGTCTACTACTGGTATTCAGTAGTTTCTCAAGTTGTTCCATATTCAATGGTTTAATTCTGTTTCTACCAGTAATAGTAGTTTTTGAATTTCTCTTTCTCATTCGTCATCCTCAATAAATATAATATAAATTATGGACATCAATAATATCGATACATATAAATCATTAAGATTGATATCCATAGTGGTCAGTTATGCCCCATACATGAACAGAAAAATCATGAAGCAAATGAATGCCGTGATATACACAATGGTTCTGTTTGTGGATAGTGGCTCAACATCTTCTTCCGCTTCTGGTGTATATGAATATACAGGTTGGACATGCATTGACGGTCGAGTAGTTGATCTTTGTTTGTTTGTTACCTTCATTCGTATTTCCTATAAGTTAATAATATTATATATATCACTTACCCAATACTAAACCCAATTGCACCATCGAAAATTCAAATCTGTCTGAAAAACTATCACGTTCATTAATAGCAGTAGTGATGATTCGTAACAGAGTATTATACTTTACCTTCATATCACATCCAGTATCCTTAACATAATCAATCATATATTGTAGTAAATCATCCACAAACTCTTGTTGTATTCTATCATTAGCATTAGCCCAATTATCAAATGCAGATCGATCATCTGTGTGTGAAATATATGGGTATGTGTTAGTGTATTTGGTAAAATCTAAATTTTTCATAGTATTCTCATAATTAAAGGTTAACAGGTTATTTCTATATGTTCTATTTGATTTTGTTTATCACCCCACCATTACATATTTTGCTAAGTTTCGCCAGTTGCCATCCACATTAGAATTTCTAATTTGCGTGACTTGGATAAGTGTCCTGAGAGTCAGTTCCTTAACCTTATATGCCATACTTGTAATTAGTTCTAATGCATCACGTTTACATTGTATAGAAAATTCTGGCATAAAGCTACTACTTTCTAATAAATTTTCCATACGTTCAATCTTCTCTTGTGTGGTCATGGTGACATCTACACACATTGATCGACTACGAATAGCCTGATCTATATTCATCATAGATAGATTACTAATGAATATCACACGACCAGTAAACCTAAAACTACTCGGAAGATTCGAATCAAACACAGAACTATTCCACGATATGATTCGCTGTGAATATGAATCTAATGCCCCTTTCAATAAATTGACTGCTGTCGCATCCTTAAGAACAGAGTCGCAATCATCAATAACAATCACCGAATCTTTGTTATCATAAAGTGTTTTATATAGCCCCTTTGCCGTACTATATCCTTTTACGACACGAAATAATTTATAATCTGGGAAATCATTTACATTGATATCAAAATCTCCACTGATATCTTCATATCCTTCTTCTAATAGAGTATGTGTGACCGAGTATGATTTTCCTAACCCACCACTACCACATATTATAGCAGAATTCTGCTGACCTCTTGCCACCATTGCAATTGTGTTTGATATGAATCCAAATCTTTCATTAATACTAAACTCAGATGGTTCTTGGATTACTTCAACATTTTTTCTGTTATATGCTCTTTTTATTTTTTGTTCTAACATAATTAATCCTATAAATCGACTGTTGGAATGGTGTTCCATGTACTACCAAATTGGCTTCCATTACACCATTTGTAACATTAATATAACTGCCATCATTACGGTTAAAGCTCGCATTTTGCCTCCTGTTTTTTTCTTCTTTTTAATTCACGTCTAGCTAATAATAAAAATCTATTTTGTTTCTTTAAAACTTCTAATGATTGATTGATAGCTTTTTCTAAAGCATCTTTTGAAAAAGTTTTAATTCCTTCTTCTAGTTCACGTCTAACCAACAAAAGCATGTTGTTAGATAACTTCATATTCTCTTTAGCCTGCTTGATTGCTTCTTCTATTGAAGCGTCAGGTATGGATTTAAGCATGGTTTCTAGTTCCATTAATCACCTATTCCATGTGCTTTTTCTATTAGCCTAACAACAATTTCATGAACATAAGCGCATTCAATTGAATTATCAAGTGCAGTTATAGCTTCATCACTCAACGGCTTTCGTTTTAAATCTTGCTCGGCTTGTGCATAACCTTTTTTATATTCTTCTAAGCCTTGTCGTGGCGTTAAAGGCTCAGGCTCTGCTAGTAATACATCTATTTCTGCTATTATTTGTTTATCCACTTCCGAATACCATTCCGAATTATTAAATTCTTCCTGAAATCTTTTCGTAATTAACAATAATAATTCTCTTTCTTTACTCATATTCATTCTCCTCTTTCAGTTTAATCTCAACAACTTCCAATCTATAATCACCACTCTCCAATTTAAGTTGTTCCAGAACAATGTTCCAGTATATCTCATCATCTTCTGGTCGATACTGTTCTAATATCTCTATCTGTGCTTGTGTTGCAATTATATCATCACCATTCAGCATTTCAATGACAACTTCTTTCACTTCCACATCATTCACATACTCGGCTTCATCTGGTTGTTGATATGTTGGTCTTCTGCCATACAAATAGAAGTCAACATTCCAGTAAATACCAGCAATACTGTATGGTGCTAGTCCTAATTGCTCTTCTATCACATTATAATCGATATTATCACAATGTGTGTCGAATACATTACCATTATAAAGTTTCATTATTGACATCAAATCTTTTTGCCCACGCATTTAATAATTGATTGCGGATTTTATCAATCAAGGGATCACTTTCGCCCTTATATGTGTGTAGAACATCGGTAATAGTGCCCAATGCTTCAATAACTATCCAATGCTCATCGGGATTCAATCTTAATTCGTAAATATCTTGTTTCATTCTGTGTCCAACATAAAGTATTTTGTTTTAGGTACATTATCCTTAAATATTCGTATTGCATATTTCTCGGAAAACGCATTACATCTATATTCTACAGCTTTATTATCTTTTATGTAATAAAATTTATATGTTTTCATTTTTACCTAGCCATTTATCAATAAACCCAATTAATAACATTAAAATAATACATGACATTGGTGCAATAAATATAACAAAGAAGATAAAATATTTAAACCACTCACAATTATTCATCAGCTAAACTCAAATAAAATTCATCATCTTCAGGTAAATACTTTTCTAGTGCACTATAATGTTTTGCATCTATAGGTATTTTTAAATAACCATGTCGATATTCAAACCAGCTATCATAATATTTAATGACATAAGAAGCACTAATAATTCGTGCTTCAGATACATCACCACCCTCTGCTTCATGAAAGAATGTAGCATTAACATATTCAGACACACCAAATTCAATCGTGTAACATATATCCCATACAGAATGCTCAGGAAGACCAAGCATATTCTCTATAAACTCACATTGACCATCAACAGAATAATCAGATGAGTTAATCTCTTTAGTGTAAATCATTAATGACTCCTAGTGACTGTGCCACTCAATTGTACCTCGGTTTGTAATTCATTAGCAGCATAAATTCTCTCATCATGTATGAAGAATGTGCCTGTCTTAGTGACCTCCAGCTTCACATAATTCTTATATTGCTCTGTTGTCAGATAATTAGTAAGCAAAGCACCACAAATACCAGATATTAATGATATTGCTAATGATACTTCAACCATTTGATATTTACTCATAAAACCTCCTATTAATTTAGACTGTAGTATACCAGATCATAATTAGAATTAAAAATATTTTGTCAATAAAATGATGCCACAAACAAAGTTTGTTGTTACGCAGTAACATCTATGGATATGTGTTGGACATAGGTATCCAATACCGCAACAGACAGTTCTTATACTGCTTCGCATCAGCCACTTCGTGTCTGAGGTGCTGTTGTTGTGTTAGCGGATGTACTAGCAGATTTCTAGTCAGGTGTCAACACAATGTGTCACACAGTTCTAGTGGAAAAGCATTATACCAAAGTGTTATAAAGGTTGTCAAGTTTTTATGAAAAGTGACTTGATCCATATCATTAAAAATCATATAAGTTATTGATAATGAACATATTGTTTAAAATAAATGGTCTTTAAACGTCATTTAAGAAAATTCACACCCAACTCGGATACACATAATGAAAGTTGGCATCGATAACTTGTTGATTTATAATGTGTAAAAACATGAATTTTGATCGTTAAAATCATGTTTTAGAAATAAAAAAAGCCATCAAAAGATGGCTGTATAATGTGTCACATTTTCGAGCGATCATCGCGTGACAACGATGAATATGTTATTCATATGGGTGCTGGTTAGAACACCCATAAAAATACCTAATCTTGATATACCAGAGTGTATTTAATCAATTCCCAATCATCAATTGATTTTCTATACCTCTCAAGCATTTCCTGTTCACCATCAGCATAGAAGAATATATCATCATCAGGAACTCCGAACAAATCAACCCCATCTTCCACATCTTGGTGATCTCCGAATGACACATAAGCACTCAATTCACCAACACCATCTGACCATCTATATTTAATATTCGCTCCAATCGGTTTCATATTATTCTCCTAAATCTTTCAATATTTGTTGTTTAACGGTTTTAGCATACCAATAATTCTGAGAGGTTTTACTTGATCCACGATACACATAACATTGAAAATCACATTTCGGGAATGTGCCTCGCGCCACTCTTGTGTGTAATGCTGATTGTCTTAACCCATAAATCGTGCATATATCTTTAATGCGTAATCCACTATCATCCGCCACACTATTCAACCAAGAATAGTCCACAGGTTTAAAATTTTCTGACATAATCTATCACATCCTTAATATAAAGTAATCGACCAACACAATTCCACCTGTCTGAAATGTACATCATGTTGGATAATATATCCGAAATATCAACAATTTTATAATATGCTTTTGTGGTCAATTCAGACTCATTTTCTGCATATTTTAATTGATCTTTCTGGCTAACCCTCAGACACACATCAACAGCCTTAATAAATTCCCTGTCTAGTAGTCTATGGTCTTCTGGTAGTGTTTTGTGATGATGGTAGAAGTCCATCATCACGTTTCTTACAATGTTGTATGCTTTCTCTGGTCGCATCACAAATGCCCCACACAACGATCACCACCTTGGATAGATACCCATTTATCGCCATGGGTATAGTCGATTGGGTATGCAGTTATTAATAGCTCACCATCATTATCCACATTAATATCAATACTTAAATCAGGCTGTATAGAATATTCAAACCAACATAAATCGCCATGAAGTTCTACATCATAGTGTTCGTTCACATATTCAATAATATCATTACGAACATTTAATATTTGTATTTTTATGTGTTCCCATTCTTCATCGGATGTTTCATCTGATTCTATTAGATCGGGCTCATATACCGTGATGTATGTTTCATTAGGACATGGTACATCAGTTATGATATAACCATCAACATCATAAATACCCCACCCAGATCGCACAAGTGTTGGCTCATAGTCAGGAACGTATGACCAAACTCTGTTCGGGTCTTGTTCCCATATACTCATAACAAATGCGTATTGTTCTGGATCGTTTTTTACGAACACATAATTAACCCATTTATCATTATCTTCAAAGTGGTTTTTAATGGGTCGGTAAATACGATCAAAATGGTCACATGTAATTTCTAATTGATTATTAAATTTCTTCATTGCAACCTGCCCATCCAATTGCGTTTTGCCATAAAATCCAACAATCTTGAATATGGTCGGTATTAAATGTTCTTTTACCAGACCTAAAGTATTCAATGATTTCTTCATCATCTACCTTAGCAACATGCCTACTATATGATTTTATGAATGCCGTTTGGCAATCACTTAACTCGAACTCCGATTCTTCAATATGGAAGCTATCATTATCTCCCACATAGAAGTCTAATTCATTCACATCAGCTAATATAGCTTCTAATGCCACCTCTGCATTATCTGGCATATTTTTAGCTGTACCAAAGTATGTGCCTTTGAAAAATATATCGTAATCTCTCATTGTATTGCTCCGTTTCGTTTAAGATGTGTCCATTATAAACTAATGGACACTATTGTCAACTACTAATTATTCGATTTCTTCATCTTGGTCTTCTGCCCACATTTCTAAATTCTCGATGATATTAAATTCTTCATCTAATTCAGTTGGTAAGATATCTCTAGCATTCTCTAAACTCTCCCACTCGAAATATGAATTACCTCCCTCATTGGTAAACCATCCAGCAAATCCACAACCAGCCTCATAATACTTGGCATCTACTTCATAACCTTGTTCAAATAACTCTACATATATTTCACTAGGTGAACACCATGCTGTATCAAATACCGCTCTTACAGTATAATCAGTCAATTCTAAACCATTGCCTTTATCTAACCATTGTGGCGGTAAATCCTCTATAATTCTAGCATCACATATATCCCACTTCGTTCCCCACTCATGTGTAGTAAATTCATGCCAATCTGAATAACCATATTTCTTTCTATTCGATAATTGTTTAGCTTCTAATTCTTCTTGTTCAGGTGTTCCAGCACCCATACAACCTGCAACCGTTTCAAGCAATTCTTGTGGTACTGGTTTAATGGTTTCACATAATCTATTGGTTCTAATTGCTTCTACAATCAGTTCCATTTTCTTAGGATCTGGATGTGATAATGTTAATGTATTATTGCACCAATTTGGCATTGTCTTGCTCCGATTTAATTATTATTGAGTGTTAATACTAACACATTATTATGATTTTAAAACACACTCTAGCGTTTTTATTTTCTTGTATGCCCCATTATCCCAATTATTTAATAAAGTCTGCTCACATGCAGATTTAGACGGATATTCGACCATGCTTACCTGACCCGTATACATGACGATTAATAAAATATAAGTCATATTAGATAAACTCCACCATACCAGCCAGTGGCTGGTTCAAAATATAACCCAGCTTTCTCTAGCTCATTATCCATTAATTCAATACATTGATAACATTCATAATCACTGTTGAAGAAACAAGGCACGACACCGCCATCATACACCACGATTAATTCAGCCTTGGTGCAGTATTCCTCGCCTCGTGCTTTCCACTCTGCTGGGCTGTAGAACGTCTTGCACCCACCTGTATCGACATTACCATCGCACTTATCGTTTAAAACCGCCATGATTGTTTTATACGCGGTTTTGCCTTTAGCAGATAATCCCACAGGCATTACATTTAAATCCTCTTTCATGATAACCTCTCGATTGATTTAACACCGACCCAAATAATTGATAAACCTAATACAGACACAACAACACCATGTATTAATTCCCCAACATTTAAACTGGCATTAATCATACCTAATGATATTAATGTCATTATTAGCCCCACCGTTAACCTAATCATATGTACTACACTAGTCTAATAATCGAATCGATTTTAATATTAAAAACATCGGATCTGGTATCCGTCTTAAACTCAGAAGCTAGACATAAACGCTGTGCATCATCTCTGCTTATTAACTCCCCATCGCACATGTATTCGGTCACAGTACCCACACTTGATTTAAAACTATTACATCGCAGTTGGATAGAGTTTTTACTCTTTATAATATAAGGAAACAATACCCACTCACCGTACAGCAATCCCTGATTGTCTTCGGGTAAATCACCTGCGGCACGTTTAGTGATAACACCACTAAGATTGTCGTATGTTATACCCAGCCGAGTCTGGAATGTGCTGGTTTTTATGACTAACGGACTACCTTTTCGACCCTTTAATGGTCGTTCTGTAGTAATTGTTGCTATCTGTCCTTTTTTGCTAGTAATCGCCACTAGTAAGCTATTTTCTATAATCATATAACCCTCTTAAATAATTTAGTAATAAAATCCACAACATCAACCACCGACAGAGTAAAAAGCCATCCAATTACCGCGATGTCTACAAAATATTGTATAAAGTTAAGCATTGATACAACCCTCCTCGACTTCACGAGTGTAAAGCCATTTGTCATACGCCATTGATTCATCATAAGTTAAGAATATACCGAAATGAATCGAATTAAATGCGTGAATTAAAGTATCTGAATCATTGGGATATAACGCTCTTAATTTTTCTAAATTCTCTTCATATTTGCTCATTGTTAATTCCTCTTTTATTTTACTGATATTAGATGATATGTGTATTACACATAACTGCCATTACGATGCTCTACTTTCTGGCATTTTGGATTAGACAATCCGCCTAATGTGCAGAAATAAAGATAAGTTATTGCATTGCTGTGGTTTGCTGGAAACATTGTTTTTACTCCTTTGTTGATGATGTGGCTATTATATACTAATAGCCACTTGTCAAATATTATTTTAATACTGAATGTTGGAATGTAAAGTAATATGAATCGTTATCACTTCCCCAGCCCATGTTAGATATATCCCACTCTAAGTTATTCTTCTCAATTAAGGCTTGTACAGCCTTATAGTGACACTCTACACCACTTACCTCATGTGGATATGGTATTGTAGCCTCATAGCCGTTAGCACTTGCCTTGATGCGTGTGCCACGGCTATTTGTGGCTGGTAAAGTTTTGGTTTTGATAATGACCATTTTGTATATCTCCGTTACGGGTTTTCGTTAAAGTCCATTATCATGAGTCAACACCAAAAAACATGATGATTGCGTGTTGGATTTCTCTGACTTCTTCTACAGATTTGAATGATGGTCTAGTGATTACTTCGCTCATGGTGTATCTCCTTTCGGGTTATGGTTGAGGGGAAATCCCTCAACCTTGTGAGTATTATACAAGGTTGATTATAGATGTCATCCGTTTAATTCGCTTAAATATTGAGCTTGTTCTTGTTCGTCCAGTATATCAACCACTTCGTAATGACTGGTTGAGGGATATTCATATTCAGCTTGTTCTTTATTGTGTGCGAATACTTCCATTACTGATTCTTTGTCGCAAAAGATATCAATAAAGTGAACGTAAAATTTAGCCATTTTGTAATCTCCTTTCGGGTTATGGTTAGGGAAATCCCTAACCATTAAAGTGACCGCGATAAGCATCCCCTTATCAGTACTGCATAGCATCTCTGCCATGTGTAATGGGGTTCTGGAATTATATCATTCGCCAAAAAAGTTAATGATACCGTGTTGTATTTCGCGTACGTCTTCTAAAAAAGAATCGCAGTAAATACCGTCATTGTTATTAAGATAATCGATAATGTCATTATCAAAAATAAAATCAGTTAATTCTTTTTTAGACCACTCGGCACTCGCGGCTCTTTCAAATTGATCTTGCAATTTATAAATTGCATCTTGATATAATTCAGCTTGAGTAATATCTGTATCTAAATACAACTCTAGAGAATCCATCATACATTTTATAGAGTTAAAAGTATTGTTATTTTGTTCCATTTTTAAAACCTCTTTTATTGTGGTTGATGTGGCTATTATATACTAATAGCCACTTGTTAAATTTTAATTTCCTGTGGTTAAATTACCAAAAATACTCAATTGAATTTCCGTTTATCGAGTCGTTTGTGTTTATCTCAATTCTATGCTGTCCCTCTTCTATGGTCACTTCTCCGTAAACACCATTGATTAGTGATAAGTAAATAGCATTTAATTTCTGATCTTCAGCAATTAGATTTAGCGGTTGCCACTCCTCTAATTTATTATTTTTATGTAAATTAATAAAATTTCTAGCAATGTCAAGCATTTTAAACCTCACTTTGTAGTTAATAATTTGCTAAGAACCAACACCCTAATTAAGAAGGGATTAGTGATCTTAGAAGCCCCTTCTTACAGAGGCTTCTTGATGCCAGCTAGCCAGTCGCTCGATAGCATCAATATTTGATGCACGGACGGTATCAGCACCGCCCATTTTATTAGCGATCCTAATGAAATCGCCAATAGTCACTTCAGGCTTAGGACAGCCTAAAGGGTAAAAAGCATCCTCGTTACGAGGATTTACTAGAGTATTTACTCTAGTAAAACTAACCAAGGGAAAATCCCTTCTCAATACTTCTAACATGATATTCTCCTTTCGGGTTTGTTGTTGATGTTGGGTATATTATAGGGGCTTCCTTGCCCCTTGTTAATACCTTTATGCAATTTGTAAATATAAATTATCCCATTCATTCATGAATTCATTATCAGAAAAGTCGATAACTGTTTCTTCTGGCTCTAATCCAGATGCCGACACCATAGCCCAGCCCTTGTAATTCGCATCAATGTCGCGTATTCTAAGCTGTGCTTCTTCTACGCTTTCAATGGCATCTACTATTGCCTTGAAACTTTTAGAGCGTTTTACTTCCCACTCCTCGCCATCCCATACCGATACTGTACAGTTTTGTGATAACGCATGTCTTACTAAATGTCTGTAAGCTTTCATTTTGTAATCTCCGATTGGGTTGTTTATGATTAATAGTTAACACCGATCAAATGACCGCGATAAGCATCCCCTTATCAGTACCGCATAGCATCCATGCCCCTTGTCATATCCACCTATTTTTAAATCAAGCTTTTGCCATTTTAAAACCCCAAACTATAGGTTATGGCTTGATATGGGCGATATTCAGGTTCAAATTTCATCGCCGTTTTCCGGCAGTTAAAGCTATATACTAAATAGCTTTTATAATACGTTAATGGAGAATGAAAAACTACATGGAACTTACCCTTCTTTTTCAACCCCTTTCTAGTTGGTTTTTTATAAGTGATTGTTGTTTTCATGATAAAACCCTTATTTTGTTGTTTATGATTAATAGTTAACACCGATCAAGTGACCGCGATAAGCATCCCCTTATCAGTACCGCATAGCATCTCTGCCATGGGTATAAGATACAGCATCTAGAAAAAAAAACAAGCTTTTTTTTGCACACAAAACAACAATAAACTATCAACAAATAGTAAACAATAAAATAACAAAAGTGGCACGGTTATTGATAAGAGAAAACATGATAGTTAATGAGTGCATTATCACAAAAAACCGATTTTAAACGATAATTCAAAAGTAATACCACAGCACCACTTTTGTATTATCGTGCCACCAGCACGAATTTTGGCGGTATTTTGGACTGTGCAGAGACTGGCAGAACGTGGCAATAATGATAAAACACTACATGTAGTAGCATGATGAATAAAATACCACTAGATATAGTATTACATGGTATTAATACACTACATATAGTAATAAAAGTGAATAATAACACTAGATGTAGTGATGTGCGGAAAGTGTGTCGCAACCTGTGTATAAGTGTGTGCTAGAAGTGTGCTAACCTGTGGATAAGTGGTGATAACCTGTGGATAAGTGTGTGCTAACCTGTGGATAAGTGTCTCTAGGGTAAAGTGTTGATAAGACTTAGTCTGCCAGCACGATGCTCCACAGCCCCACCACAGCCCCAGCACAGCCCCAGCACCACAGCCCCCACTATTCAGCACATACTTACATCACATGTGCAGCTCATGTGCAATAATCGTGCCAAGATTTGTGCAGCACACGTTCAGTACATGTGCAATAATCGTGCCAAGATTTGTGCGCCACATGTGCAGCTCATGTGCAATAATCGTGCCAAGATTTGTGCAGAGGCTGTGCAAGAAGTGTGCCATGATTTTTGGTGGTAAGTATGTGCTGAACGTGTTAAGTATGTGCTGAACGTGTTAAGTATGTGCTGAACGTGTTAAGTATGTGCTGAACGTGGTAAGTATGTGCTGAACGTGTTAAGTATGTGCTGAACGTGTTAAGTATGTGCTGAACGTGTTAAGTATGTGCTGAACGTGTTAAGTATGTGCTGAACGTGGTAAGTATGTGCTGAACGTGTTAAGTATGTGCTGAACGTGTTAAGTATGTGCTGAACGTAAAGTGCGATTCTGTGCCAAACTCTTATTCCCGTAACTTTTTTTCTCACAGATTTTTCACAGTTTCCGAATTTTTTTTTCACCACCAGTTCCAGCACACCCTCAATACAGATCCACCACCAGTTCCAGCACACCCTCAATACAGATCCACCACCAGTTCCAGCACACCCTCAATACAG